TTTAAAGACTCGTCATTTGATCTGTATGATACAATTAAAACTTCGCCGCCAGTAAATCCGCCTTGGGTATTATTGTCTTTATCGCCTCTTAACGTATTGATCAATCCAACAGAATCGTTTAATACAAGATCGCATTGAATGTAGTGTTCAAATATACTTTGATACACGCTGAAGTCCACAACCAACGATTGTAGATCGATGATCTGCCCACTAGCCGAAATTAGCGTGAACTTCCGAACATCAATATCCCCAGGACTTCTGTATCCTGAGATTCCTTCTTCAGACATTAAACGCCATTCCTTAAGATATCTTCAACTTGATCGCGAACAGTACTCAAGTATCTTTTGTCGAGTAATCGTATGGCTCTTCTAGATTCGTTTTTTTCAATTTCATAATCGTAACTTGTCACAGCAGCCTTTTGATAATTTGATGCTGTGGCGTTGTATGTTGATTCGTCGACAACCACAACACGCTCCTCGACAATAGTTCCGTCGTAAAGAACTACAGATGTAGCCGGAACTTTACTGCCGTTTTCTATACGGTTTAAATATATTCTATACTCTTCAACCCGCGCCTGCGCCGCAGCAATACTTCCATACTTTCCGGCGATATATCTTTCAAAATCTACAGAAGAAAGCGGCCAATCGAAATGTACATCGCTAATATTGTTGAAGTGTAGGACAAGCCAAGCGTAATTCGCATTGCCATAATATTTCTCTGCTATGGTGTCTGGCCGATCGCCTTCCTGAATATCATAGTCATAGTACACTCCCGCGCGGGAAGATATTGATGTTGGTATTTTAAACCTGCGCAGCAAATTTGTTAGCTGGACGTTGTGCCCGCTATTGGTTAGGTCGTGCGATGTTTTTGGAAAGTATGAAAAGTAATTTGACATTATGATTTACCATTCGGTTGTGCTGACTTTGGCGTATAGTAACCTGTGTCTAAATTTTCGCGAGTTATAATTTGCGTTTCTTGGAACGACATATTAATCTCAACTGAGACCGGCTGGCCAGTATCCTCAAAGAAGAGAGGAAATCCTTCTCCATTGTAATTCACGGTCAAAGATTTGAGCACACATGTCCCAATTTTATATAAGCTAGATGCGATAGAATCGGCAAAAGAAACTTCAAATTCGTCTGGATAGGTGAACCCCAATGTTCCGGCAGTGTATCCAGGGTGCATATGATACTTCAACACCGCGATCAACTCTTGAATTATGTCGGATTCCATACTGTTTCTAGCAATAAATTTGTATGAAAACTGATGTTCTCTAAAATCAACGCCCTTAAACAATACTGCCATATGAGGATTGATCGCTAAACCTTCGTCGACGCCAATTCCAGAAAGAACACTACCACCAGTTCCCAAAGCGGCAAGACCACCCGCTACAGACCCAGCTCCGCCAGCTGCGGCAGCAGTAGCGGCAATCGGCGCAAGTATAGCTGCGGTTTTCAACATACCGTCAGAATCTCCGGATTTAAACGCGCCAGAGGCAGCTGAAAATTTCTTCGATATTAGCTCGCCAATATCGTTTACGCCTTGTCCGAGTTGCGCTGCTGTGAGTCTGCCAGCTGCGGCAGCGCCGAGGGCGCCAAGCCCTTCATTCTCATACTGCGCGCCATAAGATGCTTGTAGGTTATTAGGCACCGGCAAAACTATATTGCGAATAGCTGTTGTAGTTGGCGCTTTGGTTCTGTCCTTCCTGTCACGGTTCATCACGCTGAAAATTATATAATGTTCGTTCGTCAAGTCTCTCGGAAATACAATTGTGTTTTTAACTTTTGGGTTTGAATATAATGCGTTGACCGGTGATACGATCTTATTGCCTGTTGTTTCTTTCTTTATCAATTCGTTGAAATTAGCATTAATAGAAATGCCGTTTGGGCCAGCCGAAACTGAGAACGAACCTTGCCCAGCGGCTCCGGCAATTTTTTCTAAATTTCCACCAACTTGACCCGCTGCGCTTTTGCCAGCTACAGTTAGTTGTTTTAGGTTTATTTTCGCCATGCGGGTGTGCCTATAAATAATGCTTTAGATGAACTATTTATAAGGGAAATGATGGCGCATTTTTATAAAGGTAAATATCAGTGTCAGTTTCCTGAGAAGTATAAGGGCGATTCATCTAACATCACGTACCGCTCAATGTGGGAGAGGCACGTAATGTCTTATCTCGACAAGAACCCAGATATACACTGGTGGGCTTCTGAGCCTTTCCCCATAGGCTATCGCTCGCCGATTGACGGCAAAAAACATAGGTACTTTGTCGACTTTATTATCCGAACAAAAAATAAAGAAACAATAATGATAGAAGTTAAGCCATACGCCCAGACACACGCCCCAAAGTCCCAGAAACGCCTCACGAAAAAATATCTGAACGAAGTTAAGACTTGGGGCGTGAATCAAGCAAAATGGGAAGCGGCGGTTGAATATTGTAAAGACCGAGATTGGAAGTTTCAAATTATTACCGAAAAAGAGTTGTATAAAAAGACTAAATAGTAGATAACAAGAGGCTATCATCATCGCTAGTATATTTGACGACATATTACTATCTGGTGTTCGTAAAGGGCAAATCCCAGCTCGAACGCAGGGTGCCAGAGATTGGTATCGCGAAAAGGCGAGAGACCAAAGAAGCGCAGCAGTTTATCCGGACAACATTATAGGGAGTAGCACTGGGAAGTCTGAGGTCTTGATCGGCAGAATGTATCATTTTAAGTATATGCCGAAAAATGCTAAGACCCTACCATACTACGATAAGTTCCCATTAATCTTTATGGTCGGGCCAGCCGAAGGTGGGTTCTATGGAATCAACTTACACTACCTTCCGCCACAACTAAGAGCGAAATTAATGGACGGCTTGTATAGCCTGACGAATAATACTAGATATGACGATAGCACAAAATTAAAATTGACATACGAACTACTAAATAGTGCCAGCAAGTTCAAATACTTTAAACCGACATTCAAGCATTATTTGAGTCAACATGTCCGCTCAAAGTTTATTGAGATCAATTCGACTGAGTGGGATACAGCGTTATTTCTACCGACAGAAAGATTTGAAAAGGCGAAGAAAACAAAAGTTTGGGCAGACAGCAGGAAAATGATCTAATGGCATTTAACGTAAACACCATGGTTTCTTCAATTAATAAGAGCGGTGTCGCAAAACTATCTCACTATGAAGTAATCTGTCATGGGTTCGGAGACTTCATGGAAGAGCGCGAATTAATGTATCGCGCAGAATCTGTAGAAATTCCTGGTAGAAGCATAGCTACAGTAGAACATAAGTTTCAGAACTATGGCCCAGTAAATAAAGTCGCATATGGCCAAACTTATGGCGATGTGACGATACAGTTTCTTCTAAGCGAAGATATGCGCGAGAAAGAATACTTCGAGATTTGGCAAGATAAAATGGTAAACACTGGAGCGTTCAATGATTATTCCTTCAGCAGAACATCATCCAATACGTTCAACCCAAAGTATTTTGACAACTATGCAGGAACAATTGAGATCAGGCAATATTCACCGACTGGTGAGCTGCGTGCGCTGCACACATTAAATCAAGCATATCCTTTGATCATTAATCCGATCACGATGGGATGGGGTGAAGAAGGTGTCGCTAGGCTCGGCGTAGCATTCGCGTATAGAAATTATAAATGCAAGTTTACAAAACAAGATCAGCCAGAGCAAGGATTTGGCTTCTCTTTGAGTGTTGGGCCAGGAGGAATAAGCGGAAGCGCTAGAATTCCTGGTGTTGGTAATATATCGGGATCGACTGCGACTGGATCTATAAGCGCAAATGTTGGCGGCAAACTTGGACGTATTGCTGCGATAAGAAGCGCGTTTTAATTATTTTTATATAACTGGGGAATATTATGGCATTACCATCATTAACAGCACCTGAATTTTTTACGAAAATACCATCAACTGGTAAGGAAATTAAGTATAGACCATTCTTAGTGAAGGAAGAAAAGATTCTATTGATGGCTCTTGAGGGAAACGATCAAAACGAGATAACCAATGCAATCATAACGATACTTGGGAACTGCTTACAAGAAAACATTGATTTGACGAAACTGGCAACATTCGATATCGAATACTTGTTTCTGAAATTGCGAGGCAAGTCTGTCGGCGAAGTTATAGAATTGCGAATGAGTCATAAAGATGGTGACTGCAAACACCGCACTGATGTAGAAGTGAACATTGACGATATCAACGTGACTGAAAATCGGCCAGAAAACAAAATAAACCTAACTGGCGATGTTGGTATTAAGTTGAGATATGCGGGAATCAACGACATTAAAGACTTGGATACAGATTCTTCAGAAGATATGTTCAACCTTATTATTGAGTGCGTTGAGTTTATTTACGATAATGAAAATGTTTACAGCGAGTTTACAAAGAAAGAAATGTCCGAATGGCTCGAGCAATTAAGTTCGGAGCAGTTTAAGAAGATAACGGATTTCTTTGAAAACTCTCCAAAGTTGAGTCATGAAATTGAGTGGAAATGTAGTGAATGCGGAAAAACTGATAGCCTAAAGTTGGAGGGACTTACAAGTTTTTTTATGTAAGTATGGTACACGATTCGTTAGCTAACATGTACCAATTAAACTTTGCTTTGATGCAACACCACAATTACAGCTTGTCAGAACTAGATGAAATGATACCGTTCGAGCGTGACATATATGTTACACTTCTGAGAAATTACCTCGAGGAACAGGAAGAGCGACAAAAACAGAATAGGTAATCATATGGAAAAGAAAATAGAAGCAGGATGTTCGCTAGAATCGGCAGACGTAAATGGTGATGGTATTATCACCGAAGAAGAATTGGCAATGCACCTTGAGTATAAGAGAAAAGAACTCGATGATGCTGACGCTATGCGCGACGCGCAGAGAAAGATGGCTTGGTTTGCTTTGTTCGGCATGCTGCTATATCCATTTGCGGTAGTTCTGGCATCTTTGGCTGGGCTGGACGAAGCGCAGAAAACATTAGGGTCTATGGCGCCAACGTATTTCGTATCGGTTGCAGCAATTGTTGCAGCCTTCTATGCTAAAGAGGCAATGAGTAAGTAAGATGGCAGAAGATAAAAAACTACCAGAATTGGTCACAAAGGCAATGGAGGCATCCATCGAATCGGATGCCAAAATGTCTGATGCTGGCAAAGAATTGACCAATCAGATGAAAATCTTTTCGGATAGTAACAAGGCATTCGCCAAAACATCAGCGGCCTTGAATCAATTTGCTAAGTCTCAATTAGATAATATAAATCCATTTAAGAAAATAAAAGCTGGGTTCGACAAATCATTTGTCGGCCAAAAGGTGATACAGATACGGCAAGAAAAGAGCCTAGCTGAAACAGCCGGAATAACAAGAGACGAGCTGCGGCTTCTCAAAGCAAATAAAGAATTCGCTGACGCCCAGCATGCTCAAGCGGCGGCACTCAAGGCCAGTATGGAAGAGTACGGATTAAACGTAAATGCGTTTTTCAATAAGCAAAACAAATTGACAGAGGTTAGTGAGGGTAATGGGCCACGATTAGCTCAAAATATCGTAAATGGAATTCGTGAGATAGAATCAGACAATAACAAAAATGAAATCAAACTTGAAAAACCACGGCTTCGAATGGTGGCCAACCTTGCCGGCGGCCTTGACGGAATTTCCACCGGTGTTGATAGTGTAAAATCTGGCTTGTATGATGTCAAAGCAGGCTTTTCCGAAGATAATAAAGTGTTTTCTGACAGTGTCGCAAAGGCAATTATTGGTGCCGAAAAGGGCAACAAAGCTGTCGAAGCAGAGAACAAAGCAGAACAAGCAGTTGTCGCAGCAGAACAACAAACAGCATTAGAAAGCATATCCTTAGGCATAAAATCGATGGGGAAATCGCTTCTTGAAGGGCTGAAAGGTCTCGGCAGAGCGGGCGGTATGGGTGTTGGTATGCTATTCGGCATCATTGCCGCTCCAGTTATTGCGCTAGTAGGATTCTTTAAATCATTAAGTGCTGAGTTCGCATTTCTAAACAAAGTATTTAAGGGAAACCTGACAAAACCGTTCGTCAAGGCTATTGAATTCATTATAGATTTAGGGTCTAAATTTGGCAAAATATTTTCTCCAAAAAATGTTCCTTGGGAAAAGATAACGCAACCCGTCAACGCTGCTATTGATTTCATCAAGGGTATTGGTGCGAAGATCGGTTCTTTGTTCAGCGGAACAGGAAAAATTGGACAGATCTTCAGCGTCATATCAAAAGGGTTTGCGCCGATAGCGAAATTCGCATCTACCTTTGGCAGCATATTGGGGAAGTTATTTCTGCCAGTGACTATAATAATGGGAATCGTGGACACTGTTACTGGATTTATGGAAGGTTATGAGGAAGGCGGGATCTTAGGCGGGATCTTAGGCGGGATAAAAGGGCTATTCAGTGGCCTTATCATGAAGCCACTAGACTTACTCAAAGATGCTGTTTCTTGGATA